TAACGCCTATATAATCAGCTATTGCACAAAACAATGCTTGTGATGATTCTGCTAGTGATGTTAAGTCTGCCATACATATATTTATGTATGTCTATCGGCCAGTTCTTTGTGTACTTGTTCTAGGATTGTAGTTAGATTTACCTTTATCTAACAGTTTTTCTTTTTCACCTCTACAATCAAAGAAAGGTGGGAAACCAAACACACCAAATGTCTTGTGTTGATTTTGAAATTTTACAACTTTTTTTACATCTTCTTCAAAAAATGATTCTTTTAATACTAACTTACTTGGCATTTCTACTGCTCGCCAAAGTATTTCATTATTAATTTTTACCATTTCTGTTTTGTAATAAATTGATGGTTTTCTTTTTCTTGCCTGATTATGATTGTATTTTTTTTTCATATTTTAAAATCTGAAAACTTATCATAAGCTTCAGCAGGTTGTGGGCCTGAAGGTTTTTCAAGTTTTTCTTTTGTTTCTTGGTTACTATCTACAATCTGTTGAGCAGATTGTTCTACATCATACAATCTCATCTTACTTCTATCTACACCAATTATAAATGCACGATTGACAGCAGGATCATTATAACGATTCTTTAGTTGTTTAACTTTAATCTGATTTAGTTCTTCAAGTTCTTCATTAGATATTAAAGCAAACATAAAGTCAGCAGTTGCAGGTAGACCAAAAGACTCAGATGTATCTTCTAAACCTACATCACTTGACATATATCCAGTTCTTGTTGTTTGTGTAGCAGACACGATTGGTACATCATAAGTTACAGCAAGACCTCTTAGTTCTTCAGCAATTGCCTTAATATAAAAGTATGATGATATATTACCACCTTTAAAACGACTACTTGAACAAATATTTAAATAGTCTATGAATACTATATCTGGTTTAAAAGATTTCTTTAATGCAAGTTCATCAATTAATGATTTGAAATGCCCAGCGTGAGCTGACGCTGTTGGATATTCTTTTATAATTAATTGACCATTTACTTTGTTTTGTAATTTAGAAATCTTATTATCGTAAACGTCTTTTGGCATTTCATAGAGATCATCTATTGTTACATCTAATAAGTTTGCGTCAATTCTTTCAGCAATTCTTTCTTCAGCCATCTCTAAAGTAATATACAATACATTTTTACCTTGACTTATAACAGATGAAGCCATATGACACATAAACAAAGATTTACCAACACCTGTACCTGCAAGTGCCACATTTAAAGTCTTAGGTGGTAGACCACCTTTTGTAATACGATTGAAATAATTTAAATCAAATTTTAAACGTTCTTCAGTTCTATGATAATATTCAAATCGGTCTTCGGTTTGATTTAAGTAATCGTGTCCTATATGTCTATCAAATGAAACGCCAAGCGCTTCTGATAATATACTTGGTATTGCTTCTGGTGTATGTTGTTTATCTTTACCATCAATAATTTTAATACCTTTAAGTACAGCATTATAGACAGCACGATCTTTACAAAACTTTTCAGTTGTATCTAACAACCATTGTTGTTCAACTTCTTCATAAGTTAAACTGTTTAATAATAATTTTGTATTTTTATATTCATCTTCGGTAAGTGTCTTGTTGTTTGACAACTCTATTGAGATGGCTTCTTTTGTAGGAAGATTATTATATTTAACAACAAAGTTATTAATAATATTAAATAAGGTTATCTCATCTCTATTTCTAAAAAAATCTTCTTTTAAAAAAGGAATAACTTTACGAGTAAAGTCTTCGTTATGTATTAGATTGGATAAAAGTGTTTTTTCAAATTGATCAGACATAGTGTAGATAACTTCCTATAATATACTTTGGTTGATTGATTGGTTTTTTTCCTGCGTGTCTAAATGGCCATAATGGAGGAAACATTAATACTTTACCTGTTTCTGGTTTTATACTAATATCAAAATCAGGAAATATTGTTTCGCCGCCAATGTTATCATTTAAATACATAAAAAAAACTAAAAATCTTCTAGCACTATTATAGTTGGTCACATCTACGTGTGTTTTAAATTCATCTTCACCGTTAGGTTCATACTTTTTAAATCTTACTTGTTCAAAGCCAAATCTTTCTGGCCATTGTTTTGTATCATCTATCTTAACATCTTTTATATAATTGTCAATAAGCTGTCTAAACTTTGGAAAAATAATATCTGTATATGGCTTCCAGTCATCAAACATACTTGTGTTGATTTCTGTAAATGACATATGATTCTCTAGTGTAGTTTTAACTTGTTGGTGTGTACTATCTTCAAACTTATCAATTAAGTGTTGACATTGTTGTTGAGTAAACACATTGTCATATGTTCTAATATAGTTATTTTTCAAATTTAATTGTTCCATTTTCTAACTGCTTTTCAACCACTTCAATTAATATATCTCCTATGTAATGTTTAAAATCTTCACTAGTTGTGTCAACATTATTAGGATTCTTTTTAACATCATAATCAAACTTTAAAGGCAGTTCGCCTCGTTCATTTTCCTCAGAAGCAAACTTTACGTGGCCATATGTGTATATGACATCTTTATACTCACCTTCTACAATCTTTATGCAACTGTAATCATCAACATCACGTTGAGCAAATACATATCTATTCTGCGCCATAGAGGAATTCTTTTTTGGCTGCTTCGTCAATTTGAGCGAGAATATCTTTAGTAAAGAATTTATCAGGTTCACTATTGATAGTTTTAGCATACTGTTTACTTCCGTCAGGTAGTTCTATTCTTGTAGATACAGACTTAAATATATTATGTTTAATTGCCAAGTCAAGTAGTCCATAATACTTATCAAGGCCGTCTTTATATGTTAATCTTACATCAATCAAAGCATTTTCTTTTGTTAACCTTGATTTATAGTTTTTGCAATGTATAATATTACCAATGACTTCTTTACCATCTTTTTCTTTTCGTTTAGAAAGATATACAATGTTACTTGCAGCGTATTTTAATCCAGAACCTCCACCCATTTCTTTTTGTGGAAACATTGAACCAATAACATCATAGGTATGATTAGTCATAATCATTGGCACTTTTGCCTTACCAAGTTTGAGTGTTAATACTCTAAATGCAGCCTTAACAATTTGACTTCTTGTCATATCTCTTGTTTCTTTACCTTCGGCTGTATCTTCCATTTCTTTTGTAGTAGATAACATTCCTAAACTATCTAATACAAACATTATAGGTTTTCTTTTTTCTTCACCTTGTTCAAGGTATTTGTCAATCACTTTAATTGATTGATGTCTAAATTCTTGTACTGTTGCAACTGGTACTATGACCATTCTCTTACTATCAATGCCTCTTGTTTCAACTAAATCTTTTGTTAACGCACTTTCTGATTCAAAGTAAATCACACCTGCGTCTTTGTTTTTATCTAAAAATGCCTTTACAATGCCTAATGCAAAAAAAGTTTTACCTGTTGCAGCTTCACCTGCAATTGCTGTAATTTTGTTTGATGGCATACCGCCAAAAATTGAGCCTGATAGTAAAGCATTAAGGGCATATGAACCTGTGTCAATAAAACTATCAACATCACCAGCTTCTACACCTTCACTTACAAGTGTAGCATATTCATTACCTGTTTCTTTAATTATTTCTTTTAGAAAGTCGCTCATATTCAATTATCTCCTTATCATTATAACTAATCGTATAATATTTTATATTGTTATTATAACAGAAATCTTTAACTTTGTCAAGGTCTTGTGGTTTAAAGTCATAAGATTCATATTTTCTTTGTTTATATATCGTTATCCTCATCTTGTAAATGTTTAGCTCTTAACACTACAGGTCTACCTGATTTAGGTTTAGGTAATTTAATTGTTTTGTCAGGTTCACCTTCCCACTCAAATCTATAACTTGTATCTTCTGGTATCCAGGTTACAGGTGGTTTTTCTAAATCTTCACTTTTTATATTTGTCCATATTTTATCATACATTTCGCTAGTATCAACTTCACCAAATTGAGTAAAAACACTACCTTTCATTTGTTCTAATCTTGCTTTAAGTAGTTCTCTATTATATTCAAGTAGTCTTTGATAATCCCAATATTCTTTGAGGTCTTTGTAAGAAGTTTTTGAAATGGCCATACTCATATTTATTCTACCTTACAGTTACGTTGACAAGCTATAGGTGCTGTATCAGGATTCTTCCAACTATCTGGCAATATTTTTGTAAACCAATCATTGTTTAATATGTTTTTTAATGTATTGTTTTTTAAATTGTTTTTTTCAAAATCATACTTACTTATAACAGGATCATTTGCCCAATTGGTTCTAAAGTGATTTACTGGAAAATCTTCTTTTAAATAACAACATTGAAAAACTTGACCATCAGGATTAATCATACACTTTTTTAATTGTTTCCATTTACATATAATTTTTGGCATATACAGCTCTTTCTAATGTTTCTTTATTGCCATCTTCGTTAATAAAATTAAATGTATATTCGTCACCGTGAAAATGATCAAATCTATCTGATGGATATGATAGATGATGTTTAGAACCGTGTTCAATTGCTAATTTTCTAATTTGTTTTTCATACATTTCATTATGTTTAAATAAAATAGTTTGTGAAAAAGGAATGGCATTTGTACTAGATAGTGCCTTTAAAGCTGATAATGATTTTTTTAATGATGTACCTCGTCTATATTTTTGGTGCATTTCTTCAGTAATCCCATCTACATCAATGACCATTGATAATCTTCTATCACAATATTTTCCTAGTCTAATATAGAAGTCATTTTTGCGAATACTACCATTTGTTGTTATTATAACTTTTGCCATTGAATTATCCATAATGTAATATACAATGGGTTCTATATCTTTTGCCATCAACGGATCTCCCCAAGTGCCACAAAAACTATATTCCTTTATATCATCTAAAGTTTGTTTAGGAAAATAATTCATAAAATCTTGTAGTGACCAAGTGATCATAGGTAAACCTTTTAGTGTATCTAGTCCTATTTCTGCTGTTCTTTGACATTGAGGACATCTTGCATTACACAAATTGGTTAAGTTTATATCTGCTACTTCAATCAAAATAAAGTTGCCCTTCTACTGTGTCTAAAGTAATCTAAATTTTCTTTAGCAAAACACCATACATTCTCAATATAGATACGATTCATAAACTCAGCCTTTTCTTCTTCACTTTCAAATAGTTTATCTGATTTAGGCCGTTGCATTATTCTCATACCAATTTGACCTACAAAGTGATCTTTTAAACTATCAACTAATTCATCACCACTATAATATCTTGTACCTTTAATTGTAGGATCCATAATGTTAATAAACAAATGGCCTTTGTCTGATAATGATTTAAAACTATTCATTGAAACAGGTAAATAAAAATCATCACGCCATTTATCATATTCATTAAACTTAAACCAAGATTGATTTTCTTGTTTTTCACCACCTTCGTTATATCGTTCAGTAGAAAAGTATGGTGGACTTGTAAACGCACAATCAATATCCTTTATTTCAGACCAAGGTAAATCTTCAGCACCTGTATTATAGATTGTAACTTTTTTAGGTTTGGATAAGAAACTATTATAAGTTTCTATTTGTTTCATATATTGTTTGTAAGTATTGGGATTTGGATCACAACCAATATATTCTTCAGCATCACTGGCAAAGAAACCTGCAAGTCTATCACCCCAGCCACAACTTGTATCTAATACTTTTTTAGCATTGGTCATTTGATATATTGTTTTGGCAACATTAGGTTTAAACTGTGTAGCAATATATGTTTGTAATCTAAAGGCAGATACATAACTCTTATCATCTAATTTACCACCTCTTAATTCTTCTTTACCTTCTACCATTACTGGTTTCATTCCGTTGATACCTCGCCAGATAGGACCTAAACATCTCCATATATCTTTAGCTGTACCATTTTGCCATACATCTAATGGTGACTTAAAACTATAACTACTACAATTTAATCTTAAATGTTGATGAAAATAATTTGATACATCATTGTAAATAGATGGTGCGTCTATAATACCTAAACCATATTCTTTAAAGTTATATTTGTAATCGTCATATTTTTCTTTGACATTTTTTTCTAATTGTTCTAATGGTTTAACATATTCCCATACATCTTGTTTTTGTAAACCTTTAAATGCCTGACGCATTACTTCATAAGATATTTCTTTTAAGGGAAACTTTGGCCTATGTTTAGCAATATACTCTGCTAAATCTAATCTAAACTGTTCTTTACCTATGTCATTTGTAACACGTTCAAACGTTTGTTGATCCATTACAGGTAATTGACCATTATATTTTTTTAAATATTCACTCATTGTTCCATCTCATTAATAACCATACTATAAAAACATATATCATTATAACATAAAATATCGCTAAAGTCAATTCCATACTAAAATTTATCTGTTTGATTTCCCCAACTGTCCCAACCATTTCTTTGTGTTCTAGCAAATAGCTCTATGTAAGGTCCCTCTAACAAGTTTTCTATGTGATTATATATTATGTCTGGCTTTCTACTATGTTCTCTACGCTTTTCTACAACTAGTTGAGGTATACTTTTACTAATTCGTTTTGGTTTACCTTTTGTTGCAAGTAAACACATTTCTGGATTGCCTCTTGTCCAATAACCTAAGCCTGTAAAATATCCTTCAGATTTTTTATTTGTTTTTGCCCAAGTAAATCCTACAGTTTTATATTTAAAACCCCAAGCATTGATTACTTCAAAGGCCTTATCTAATAAAGGATCAACAACCCACATTAATAAAACTGAATTATCATTTGCAATTTTACTAACAGGTAGATTACATATATCTTTTAAATTCATCACACTATAATGATTTTCAGGACTTCTATCTTTACCTTTATCAGAAAAGGTTTTAAACGTCCAAGGTGGATCAGCATATATTACGTTATACTTTTTATTAATGTCCATGTTAACAATATAATAATTAAAAATCTAGGAATGCTCCAATCAGTTTTAATTGCTAATATGCCTCCTGTTGCATATCCCCAATGTACCATTACCATCAGTAAAAAAAATTCTATCATCCAAAGAAAGCCTCTAGTGTTGCCTCACGTTCTAACTTCCATCCTATAGAATCGAGTATAAAACGTAAAGG